GCGTATTTCGCGCTGATCCAGCGGATTTCGCCGTCGATCACGACCGGCACCCAGCCGTCCGTCGCCGAAAGCACGTACCGCTCGCCGGCGTGCGCCACGCCCGCCTTCGAAAAGTCCGTCCCCGGCCCGGTCCGGATATACGCGTCCCCGCCCGCGATCACGACGTTCCCTTTGGGCTCCTCCGGCTTCTCCGGCTCCTTCGGGTCGCCGTTCTCCGGAACCAGTGCGCGCAAGGCCAACAGGTCGTCCTCGTTGAATATCCCGTCCACCGGCAGCTTCTGCGCCGTCTGGAACGCCTTCAGCGCCGCCTCCGTCGCCGGCCCGAACTCCCCGTCCGCGCCCCACTTGCCCAAGTCGTACCCCAGCGCGATCAGGTCCGACTGCATCTGCTTCACGTCGTCCCCCGACATCCCCTTCTTGAGGATGCGATCGCCCAGGTTCAATACCGCGTCGCTCGCCTCGTAGTCGAAGTACTTCGTCATCAGCCCCCAGCGGTTCCACGGGCGGCTGTTCAACTTCGTCGTCACCACGCCGTACATCACGCCGCGCGCCTCGACGACGTACCAGTCGCCCGCGGGCTTGTTCGCGGCGACGGGCTTCGTCAGAAACCCGACGTGCGTGATCGCGCCGTCGGAGGCGCTGTGGATGAACACCGCGGCTCCCGGGACCTTGTACTGGTTCGGAATCGCGCCGGTGCCCTTGGGGTCGCACCAGGTCGCGTAGTTGTTTCTGGCGCGGACGTTGACCTTCGAGCCGGTGACGTCGTTGATGTGGCCCTCTGCCATCCCCTGACAGTCGAACACGCGCTCGCAATTGTCGCGCCAAAATAGCGCCTTCTTCTTCTGCTCGCCGCCGTATTGGTCGAAATACCAGGCGGGCAGCTTCTTCGGGTCCTGCCCGATCGTCCCCATGATGTATCCGTCCTTGCGGGCGGCGCACTCCCCGAGAAACGCTACAAACGCATTGATGTTTAGCTTCGCCATGTGTCTCCCTCCTTTTGCTCTCGCGGGGCGGATCAGTTGTCGAGCTCGCCTATCGCGATCCAGCGCGCCCCCGGGTACCGCGTAGCCGTGGTGTCGTTGTACCAGCGCACGGTAAACCCGGTCGCCGTCAGCGTGTCTTGCAATAGCACCAGCAGATTGCTCCCCACGTTCGCCGCCGTGATGTTGCCGGTCTGCGGGAAAATCAATATCAGCGGCGGCTGTTTGTACGGGATCGGGAACGTAATGGCAACGTCCTTCCATCCCTGCGGAACACCGGACGGAAAGCCCGTCACCCCTGTCTGTACCCCCAACATCTCGAGGATGTGCGCGTGGGAGAGGGCGGTGATGCCGCCGTAGAAGTGCGCCGGGTACTGGCACTCGAACTTCGGGCTCTCCGGCGAGGCGGTCGAGTGCTGGCCGACCGACACGCCGGGCGCGTTCTTCGCGACGCTGAACTTCGTGTGCGCCTTCGCGATCCGGAACCGCTGCTTCGCGCTCTCGAACTCGTCCCCGAAATAGGCGAGCACGTCGTACTCGCTCCCGAGCTCCATCTGGAGCGCGGACAGGAGCGCCGTGTCGTCCGCGATCCCCGAGAGGGCGCCCGCGACGGGCACGGACACCGGCTGCGAGTACTCGGCGTCGCCGACCTTCCGCCAAGACAGCGTGCAGGCCATGCCGCCGCTCGCGGCGCCCGGCTTCAGCGCCGCCTGCAGGCTCACGGCGGCCTGCGTCCCGATCGGCGACGGCGCGCCGTTCAAAAACCGCCTCGCCGAAAGCGAGGCGATCGACGGCTCGCGCCACGCCTCCAGCCACGTCATGCCCGCGCCTTCATAAGTGGCTTCCCGCGTGCCGGTGTCCGATTCGCTCCCCGTAATCGCAACGACGCTCAGCACGAGCCGATCCCCGCGCGCGAACAAGGGTTCGCTCCCCATGTTCTGCACGATCGTAAACGTGCGGGACTTCCCGGCTGCCAGATAGAACCCCTGTTCCGTCCAATCCGTCGAGTGGAACCAGTGCGAACCCTCGCCGTTTCCCAGATAGAAGTTGATCTCCCGCGCGTTCTCGTAGAACCCGCTCCCCATCGTGACCTTGCACGATACGTGAATCACGTCGCCGGCCGCGGCGATTGCCGGAGAAATCGAGACATTGCTGATGGTCAAAAAAACGCCTCCTTACTGCTCAATCGATGCACAGATTGCCCTCCGGGGACAGCCAGATCGGCATGTCCCCGAGCCGCAGGTAATCGCTGATCTCGGCTGCCTGCGCCCACATCCGGTTGTACGCGAACGACGCGATCGGCCGGCTGCCCTGCCGGATGTCGTAGCGGTCGCCGGCGATGAACGCCTTGTAGTCGCCGCCGTCGATGCCGATCTCGACGCCGCCCTCGACCACGCGCAGATAGGTCTTTCGCACGCCCCCGACCGTCAGCGCGATCCGGTCGTCGTTGCGGACGTCGTAGGTGTTCAAATGGTCGATGACCGCCTCGGCCGCGAACAGCTCCTGGACGTCGAGCTTGTCCGAGGTGATCGCGTTCGCCGCGATCTCGTTTCCGGTGATCGTCTCCGCCGCGATCTTCGCCGCCGTCACCGATTTTGCGACGAGCACCGTGCCGGAGATGCGGTTTTCGTACTCTTCCTCGGATAGCTGCTGCGCGGTCAGCCCCTCGTCCGTCGCGTTGATCGCCAGGAACAGCCCGTCCGCGCCCCGGAGCAGCAGCCGCTCGACCGACAGCGTGCCGGCGGTGATCGCGTCCGCGTTCAGGTCGACGACCTTCGCGGAGGTGATCGACGCGTCCGCAATCTGCGCGGTGCCGATCGCGCCGTTCGCAATCAGCGCCGCCGTGATCGCCCCGAGCGCAATTTTGGCCGTCCCGACCGCCGCCGTGCCGATCTTCGCGCCGGTGATCGCGGCGTCCTGTATCTTCGCGGTCAGTATCGACGCGTCCGCGATCCGCGCGCCGTCGATCTCCGCGGCCGCGATCTCCGCCCGCGCGATCGTCGCGACCCTCGCGTCCACCGTCGCCGCGTCGAGCTTCCCGGCGGTCACCGACCCCGCGGCGAGCTTTTCCGCCGTCACCGACCCCGCCGCGAGCTTCCCGGCGGTCACGCTGCCCGCGCGAATCGCCCCGGCGGTCACGGACTCGGCCGCGAGCAGCCCGCCGTCGACCGTGCCCGTCAGCCGCGCCGCGTTCAGAGCGCCCTCGGGCGTGATCGCGCGCAGCGCGTTCTGCCCGGTGTCCGGCGCGCCGAGCTCGCATTCCGCGGAAAACCCGCGGGAAAGCGTCAATTTCTGCCGCGTCAGCACCGACCGCGCGCCGTCGATCAGAACGCCGTCCCCGATCAGGAGCGTCGGGTCGCCGCGGAACCGGAACGACGCGCGGCAAAGCTCCATACCCGCCATCGCGTTCAGCGCGCCCCGGAGCAAATTTTCCGCGCCGGCGGTCCCGGCCACGAGCAGCGGATTCGCGCCGAGGTCCAGCGCGTTCCACGACGCGACCGGCTTCGACGGGTCCGCGACGGCCTCGATTTCCGCGATCTCGCCCTCGCCGTCCTCGCCCCGCGCGCTCGTCCCCCGGAGCGCGTTCAGCGGCCCGAAGTCCGAAAACGCGTGCACGCGCTTGAGCACCGCGGCGGCCCCGATCTCGCTGACCGGCGCGCCCGGCCGGTACACCGGCAATATCTCCATCGCCCCCGCCCGGTTGACCCTCGCAAACGCGCCCGCGAGCGCGAGCGCGTACCCCAGTGCTTGCCGAACGCTCAGCGTCCCCCAACCGGGCCGCTTCGAGACGACCGCGCCCCCGTTCGGCACGCTCGAGGGCAAGGGATAGCGCGTCTTTCCGACGATGTGGCGCACGATCTGCAAAAGCGTCGCCGGGTACGCGAGATTGTCGGCGAACGCCCCGGCGGTCTCCTCGGCCATCGAATCGTAGCCGGAAACCGTCACGCTCGCCGAGCGCGCCTCCCCCTCCGCCTCCGCGACGACAAACGCGCACAGCGGGCGGAATTCCCCCTCCGCGCCGAGCTCCAATTGCACGGTCGCGCCGTTGAGCTCGTCGGACTGCAGCTTTTCGCCGCCCGGCAGCCACGCCCCGCCCTCGCTCTTGAGCTTCATCAGGTGCCGCGCCGACAGCACCGCTCCCAAGAGCATCCCGTCGTCGACGCCCTCGTCGATCGTGAGCTCGAGCACGTCCGCGCCGGAAAGCGGAACCGCCCGCCCGGTCGGGAGCGTCAGCGCCCCCCGCACCATGAGCCTCCGCGCCGGTGCGTTAAGCGCCTCGCGATAGTCCGTCATCTCTCCATCAGCTCCATTTCCACGTCCGTCCATACGGGCCTGCCGCCGCGCATCAGCTTGAGCCCCGCGCGCCGCTTCCCGAACCGGCAGACGATCTCGCGCAGCGTCCCGTCCGGGTCGGGGTACTTGACCGGGAAAAACCCGTCCCCCGCGCCGAGCAGCGCCGCGAGCGCGTCCTCCGGCAGGTGCGCCCACGAAAGCGTCAGCGTGCGCTTCGTCCCGAATACGTCGAGAACCGCCTCGCCAAGCGCGTTGCGCTCCTCGGCGGACGTGTTTTCGGCCATCTCGACGCGCATGCCGCTCGGCGCCGGGATCTCCACGTTGTTGATCTTCCACATAGCCCTCGCCCCCTCAAATGTCGAGCATCTGCCGCCCGGTCGCGCGCTTCACGGCGTTGATGCCGCGGATCGCGGCCTCGCCGAGCTTCACGCCGTCTACGTGTATCGGCGACACGACCGTCATCCCCGAAAGCGCGCGCTCGACGGCCTCCGAGAGCCCGTCCCCGCGCCCGTCCGGGATCGGCGCCGCTCGGAGGGCGTCCGCGGCGGAGAGCGCGAGCGCGCCCGAACCCATCGCCGCGCGCGCCGACGCGTCCAGGACGCCCAGCGCGAACCCCTCGGAGAACCGCTCGCCGAGCCCGCGCGCGACGCGCGACGGCGAGCGTATGTCGAGCGCCTTGCGTATCCTCGCGACCGCGGCCTCGGCCACCTCGTCCGCCGCGCGGACCACGGCGCCCCTGCCCGCGCGGATGCCCGCCGCCAATCCCCCCGACAGCTTCAGCCCCGAGGCGTACATCCCGGACGCTGCGGAATCCACGCGCCGAAGCTCTCCCGCGAGCGCCCTGAGCGACGCAATCGCCGCGCCCATGCTTACCTGAAAGCGGATTTCAAGCGCCTCCAGCGTCATCGCAATCCCTCCTCCCGGCCAGCGACTGAAACACGCGCTTCATCTCGCCGGCCGCCATCGTCCTCGATCGTTCGCGCGGGGCGGGCGGCCGCGCGGGGTAGCGCCTCGGCGCGTTGACGCCCAGCGCGACGTACCCGCCCGCGAGCCACGCGAGCGCCGAGAGTTCCTCGGCCCGCTCCGTTTTCCCGCGCGCGAACGCGAGTATCTCCCACTCGATCTCGCGCGGCGTCCGGTCGAAAAAACCGCCCGCCCCGGGCACCCCCATCGCCGCGAGCCGCCGAAACAGCTCCCCGAACGCCCGCCGCGAATCCCCGCTACGCATGCTCGCTCAGAAATCCCGCGCGGCCGAGCGCCTCCGCGCACAGATCGACGATCCCGCTGAGCGATCCGCCGCCCCTCAGGTGCTCGTCGATCAACTCCCCGGCCTCCCGGAGCGTGATCCCCGCCTGTTTGTCCATCAGCGCGCCCCAGAAGAGGAGCCTCGCCGCGGTGAAATCGGAGTTCAGCGCGTCCAGGAGCGACCCGCCCGCCATCTCCTCGACGACGCACATGCTGTTGACCGTGTAGCGCAATATGAGCGCCCGGCCCGCGATCTCCACGCGCACGTCCATCCCATCCACCCCCTACGAGACGGCCACCGCGCCGGTGATGCGCAGCTCCGCCGAAAACCCGAGCGCGCCGTCGACCTCGGCCGCGCCGATCTTGTACCCCTTGACAAACGCCGAAAACGTCGCCGCGCTGCCGTCCGGAAACGCGACCTCCGCCTCGCCCGCCTCGCCCGACAGATACGCCGCGCGAAGCGCCGCCTGCCCCTGGTCCTCCGCGTCGAAAAAGCCCTCGAGCGCCAGCTCGCCCGCCGAGCGCAGCCCCTGCATGTACTCGCGGAAGCCGCCCTCGGAGTCGAGCGTCGTGACCTCGATCTCCTCGCTCGTCGGCGCGATCTCGCCGACCGACGAGAGCCTTCCGACCCTCTTCTTGACGCCGCCCGACGGCGTAAACGAAAACACCGTCCCCATCGCGTTCGTTGCCATGTCCATTCCCTCCTATTGATACAGCCTGTCCCCGTCCGACAGCGCGCGATAGCGCGCCGCGCGGCGGAAGTAGCGAGTCTTTTCCTCAAACAGGTCCATCGCCTGCGCCCGCCGAAACCCCGCGCCGGCGAGCGCCTCATCGACCGCGTCCGCGATTGAGCGCATCTCCTCGGCGCTCAGGCTCCACACGTCGATCGCGTACTCCACTTCTTTCAGCGCCTCTTTGCCGTCCGCGCGCGCGTGCGTGCGGTTGCCCGCCTCGCGGTACGCGACGCACGGCACCTTCGCCCAGTCCGCGGGATACGCGAAGAACACCTCCGCCATTCCCCCGACCGCGCCCGCGATCAGCGCCCCGATTGCCTCCGTCATCCGATCACCTCCCTCGAAGCGGCCGACAGCTCCGCCGCCGCCCTCCGAAACGCCGGGCCGAGGTACGGCTGCGCGGGGCCCCTTCCGCTCCCGATCTCCACAAAGAGCGCGTAGGCGGCGGTCGCGCGGACCGTCGCCCCGAGCCCCGCGGCCTCGGCCCCGATCGACGCCCGGAGCCGCCCCGTGTCCACGGGGACGAGCTCGCGGGCGACCTCGTAGGCGACCCCGGCCGCGTCCGATACGGCGCGCTCCATACCGCCGCGCCATCTCTGTTCCATCGCGTAAAGCCGCGCGCACATCGCGCCGATGGATTGCGCCATATCAGACCCTCCTCACAAGCCTCGCCTCGATGTGCCGCGACCACCGGTCGATCGCCGCGCACACCCACCGGACCTCCCGGTCCCCCGGAAACAGCACGCCGTCGCCCTCGACGATCGGCGCGCACTTCGGAAGCAAGAGCTTCCGCGCGCGCTCCGCGCGCATGCCGTACGGCTCCGCGCCGAGCGAGTTCGCCGCGTAGGAGAGCGTGTTCGCGACCGGCGCGAGCGACCCGCGCGCGGGGATGGCGTCCGACAGGTCAAACGCCTCCCGCACCGCGCCGAGCGAATCCCGAACCGTCCTTCTGGGCACGATCCCGACGCGCACGAGCGTCCTCTCCAGAAGCCTCATCCGCCCACCGCCTTCGCGAGCCGGAACGGGTTCAGCTGCCGCCGGATGTCCTCCGGAAGCAGCTCCGCCGTGCGCTCCGCGCCGCCCTCGCCGTGCCGGAGCTCGCCCTCCATGCCCATGCGGTTGAACATCACGGCGGCGATGGCGATCTGCGCGCCCTCGAGCGCCGCGGGCACGCGGTCGCGGCCGGTGTAGGCGAGTATGAACTTCTCCGCGTCCCCGATCAGGTCGTTCAAAAGCAGATCGTCCCCGGCGTCCGGAATCCGCCGCTTCAGCTTCTCGAGCATATTTGCCTCCTAGCCCAGCACGCGCACCGCGAGCTCGGGATACACGGCCTTGAACCCGTACAGCACGTCCATCGAGTACGTGGACCGCTTGTACTGCTGGTCGTAGCCGCGCGTCACGCGCAGCGATATGCCGTTGAAGCTGGTCACATAGCTCATCACGCCCTGCCCGTCCGGGTTTGCGAGCGGCCGCGTCACGTATGCGAACGCCATCGGGTGGAACGCGAGGTTCGCCGTGTGGTTGCCCACGAGCACGACCTCCGCGTTCGCCAAAATGTCCGGCAGAGCCGGCGCAACCTTGACGTTCGCGATCGCGTTTCCGGAAGCGGCCGCGCTGTCCGCGGTCACCGCGTAGTGCTTCCCGCCGATCCGGATCAGGTCGCCCCTGACGAGCTTGCCGGCGAGCTGCGTGCCGGAGAGCGAGAGCTGCGTCGCGCCCGCGGACACGGCCGAGCTCACCTTCACGCCCGCCGCGGCGGTGATGCCGGTCTTATGCTGGTGCACGCTCTGCGACATGTAGTTGTCGATGCCGTACACGCGGCCGATCGCGCCCTCGCGCAGCGCCAAAGTGCTCCCGGACTTCTCCGCGTTGATCAGCGCGTCCAGCGCCGTGAACTTCGCGTCCGCCTCCGCATCCCATACGGCGGCGCGGCCGTAGTTCGGCGCGCGGTTCAGGTTCAGCTGCCTGCGCGCGGCGGCGATGTCGGAAAGCGCGCCCGGCGTCGTGCCGGCGGTGCCGATCGCGGTGAACACGTCCTTGTAGAGCGAAAGCCCGTCGCGGTTGATCTTCTCGGCGAGCGCCGCGGCCGCCGGGTCGACGAACACGCGGTTCAGATCGTCGATCGACGTCGCGGTCTCGATCGCGGTCGCGCGCGCGTCGACGGTCGCGATGTGGTCGAGCGTGACCTCGACGGTGTCCTCGACCATGTCCTGATACGTCACGCCCGACGCCTCGTCAAAGTCGGCCGCCTCGAGCGCCACCGGCTTGCGCACGCGGATCGCGTCGCCGTAGCCGTGGAAGTCCTCGAAAAAGTCCCGGTGCATAAGCGTCGGGAACACCAGGTTGTCGATCAGCTTCGGAAGCGCCTGCCGCGCGATTTCCTTCAGGGTCACGAATGTGTTTGCCATGGTTCTTCCTCCTTCTTTCTATCTGCCGCCCGCGCGGTAGAACACCTTGTAATAGTCGTCGTCCGTCATGTCGGCCACGTCCCGCTGCGGCTGTGCCCTCGCGGGCGCCTCGCCGCGCATCCTGTCCAGCACGCCGCGCTCGACCGCCTGTCGGAACGCCGCTTCCGCCGCGTCGATGCTCTTTTCAAGCGCCTCCGGGCTCTCGTAGCTGAGCGCGCCGGACAGC